AAGGTATGTGAGTTTGAACTTATGTTCAATGAAGGTCTAAACCCCTATTACGGTCTTCTGCCACACCTTGAGCGTGATGGTATTGTAGAGCGTGGTGGTTCATGGTACACTGTCAAATCGACAGGTAAGAAGTTTCAGTCTGCTCACCTCAAGGATCTAATCGAATCTAAAGATGAGGGTGTGAAACCTATCACTGATCTTCTGAACGAAGAATAATATATACTATTATAGAATATGGAAAGTTTAGAGGACAGACTCACCAGTTTGATTGATGAGACATTGAAGAGGCAGCTTTCAAGCAGCAATGACATCAATGCCCCATTCATCGATATTGATGATTACAAGAAAAAGACTGGAAAAAGATTCAGAATGACAAAAGCACAACGTGACTCTGGCTTAACCAGAGAACAAGCTTTTCAAGAGTTCATGGAAAAGATGGTAGAAAAGGGATGAATTCTTTCACTAAAAGATTAGGATTAATAAGTTATGGCCTATTATCAATAGTAGAGTCAGTAGCTAACCTGATTATTTATATTACGCATTTTGATCTCATTATTAAGCCTTTGGACTTCGCTATGCCGTTCTACTTCTGGTATACTAACAAATATATCAAGAACACTTACATCGCTAATCTTAAACAAAAGCATGGGCAAAACATTTAGAAGAGAGAAAACGTATGGGAATCGTCGTCCTAGACTAAATAGTCATAGGGACCTTCCCGATTATCAAGAAGATATTCTCGACGAAGAGGATCTTGATAGCTTTGACGAGGAACTATTTCATGGCAAACTATATTCTCAAGAACAAGATGTGGTCGGATTCGAAGATGACCCGACTAGTCAAAGAAATTAAAGACAACGCTAAGTCGGATCGTGAGGCAGCGCAGCATTTGTTTGAAGACTGCAAAACTGCGATGCAGGATCTGGCGGGAAATCGAGTGGTCTTTGATGATAATGGCAACCCAAATGTGGATGCCTTCACTAAAATAATCGCTGCGTCTACCAATGCACTGAGTCAGATGGGTGTTGCAAATGAGAAACTTCTAAAGCTGGCGCAAACCATGCAGAAGTATCAACTTAAAGAAATGGATCTGGAAGGAAAGGCTGGACCCGCACAACAGGAACTTAAGGGTTCCTTCTTTAGTAATCTTAACGCAATGCTTTCAAAGGACACCGATGCCCAGAAAGACTAATAGCATCAAAGCGTTCTCCTCTGAACTTAATTCTATTATTCACGTTAAGAGGCTTACGGAGCGTCAGTATAATCTAATCTTAGGCAGGTTAACTAGATTTATCAAATCTTCTAAGTCTGGAGAATTTGATTTCGTTAAGTATGTGAAGATTGTCATTGAAGACGCTGTAACCAGAGATGAAAAAAAGACTTTCGCCTCCAGGATGGATGAGGCGATAAAGGTTAAGGATGCAGTTAAGGATCCTCTTTTGGAGTATAAGCTACTTGGAGCTTATTACACTACCATTGTAGAATATTACCCTGAGTTCAGAATAGAATATGTTTGTTATGAGATTAATGAACTGCTTCCTGATTCTGTCGTCCTAGAGAACTTGATAAAGGATTCCAAACAAGATGAGGAATTTAAGAAATCCTTAGAAAAGAAAACTTCAAAGCCCAGGAAGAAATCTAAGTTAGGGCTATCTACACTAGAGGAGATAGCTAAACTTACTAAGTTTTTAAAGAGAAACATAATTGGACAAGATCAAGCGATACAGGCTGTAAGCGATGCAGTTAAGTTGAAAGCTGCTGAGTTTAGTAAGCATATGAATCTCTTTTTCATTGGTAAAACTGGAAGAGGTAAGACTCAACTGGCTAGAAAGCTTGGGGAAAAGTATTCTCCTAATTTTTGGGTGATTAACTGTGCTGAGTTTACAAACGGTCATGAAGTTAGCAGACTATTGGGATCTCCGCCAGGGTACATTGGGCACTCTGAAAGCTCCTTAATAAAAGAAAAGGCAGACAAATCCAGCAGATGGACAATTGTATTTGATGAAATCGAAAAAGCACACCCAAAGTTATACAACATCCTACTTAGTTTGTTGGATACAGGCACTCTTACTGATAATTCTGGCAATGAAATTGATCTCACAGACTCAATTTTTATCATGACATCAAACTGTGGCCTCAAAGACTTGAAAACAGAGGCTGTAGGGTTCAGAAATGGTATCAGTTCTGCTGGTGATAAAGAACAAATTATGAAGTCTATTGAGACCACTTTTTCACCAGAGTTTCGAGGAAGAGTTGATGAGTTTGTGTTTTTTAATGATTTAACTCCACAAGACATAAAAGACATTGCAAAGCTAGCTTTATCTAAATACCCGATTAAGGGCACTCCTGAGATTATTGATTACGTTATTAAACATGGTTACTCCGAGGAGTTTGGTGCCCGTGATATTCAAAGAGTTATTAAACGGCTGGTTGGGTTACCCCTTGCAGAGGAAATACTTTCTAACAGACACCCCGACAATGGCAGTGGTAAGTATGATGCAGAAGTAGTGGAAGATAAAATAGAAATTATTAACACAATCGCTTTATCGTCTCTATAATAAGTACATGACTCCACAAGATACAGAACTAACCAAGTACCTCACCGACGTTATGAATCAACTTAGAATTCTTGATAGCAGAGTTTCTAGGCGTAACAAAACTAAAAAGTTTAAAGCTATCTCTTCAGTCATTTCAATCGTCAAAGGTAGAGCTAATGCGACATTTCAATACGTCAAAGCTGGTGGGCATGAAGACTTTTCTGTAATTATCCAACAGCAGATGTATGACCCAATTATTCAATGGTTGGAGGGTGAGATTGCGTAACCTTTCAGAGAAAGGTAAATGCAACTCATGTGGTGATTACACAGAGTTGTATGAATACAACAAATCCAAAACATGTGCAAGATGCCTTGGTATGGATCGTAGAGGAGCTTTTAGAACTGATATTTTCAAAAAGAACACTGGAAAAAGAAATGAACAACAGATACGAAGAACTGGGAAAAAGCGTTGGTAAGCTTGTAGCTGAGAAACAGGAAGCATATGGAGATTCGTTTGGTAAGGCACATAAAATCTTAAAGGTACTGTTTCCTGATGGTATTCGACCAGAACAATACTTAGATGTGCTTACCATATGCAGAGTTGTTGATAAGTTGTTTAGACTTGCAACTGACCCTACCTATGGAGACGAATCTCCTTGGAGAGATATTTGTGGTTACAGCCTCCTCAGCATGGGTAAAGATGCCCGAGAAGTAGCTCATGAGGAAAAGGTGAGATTGGATAGTTAAAATCGTAAAGCCTTATCCTATAATACATTACATGATTCAATTAACTGATGAACAATGGTCTCTCTATGAAGAGCGTTACGGTAGACTAATGCACACTATCTCTATGAAAATCTCAGGAGATGATGCCATAGCAAACCACGAGGATAACTATGCAGACTTATGCATCGCTGCATTAGAATCAATTGAAGGATTTGAAAAGAAAACCGGGAAGAGCTTTGATGAGGCAATAGATACGAAGCTGTTTGACCAGTATACCAAGACAGTACTTTGGAATAGGAAAGCTAAAAAGGGTATCCCCCTCTCAAAGAAAATGTCTTTTAGGAACAGTCATGTTTCTCTCGACATGTCGATAGACTCAACTGGTGACTCTGGTGGCTTGCATGATAGGATTGAAGATCCTAAAGCTGCTTATGATACTTCATCTATTGATTTGGAAGATTTTACCAAGTCTCAACCGGAAGATGTACAAAAGGTTATGAACGCAATCATCAAGAATCCTGGGTTACTGTCGCGTGATGGCTCAATCAATCACTCTGCACTCAAAAACTTTACGGGCTTGTCTGTTCACTACACTAACAAGGCTATCTCTCAACTGAAGAGATCTATGAAGAGGAACTATGAAGTCTGAGCACACTGAACAAGTAATAAACGACGCTGTGCATAAAGTTGTGTGGGGTGATTACAAGCCCCCTGAATATTTAGCAGATTGGGTTGGAGGCACCATGCTTTCTGAGGATTGGGATCCTTTCCAGATGCTTGAATTTGAGCTTATGGCGTTAAGTGCCCGAAAGTTAAATGGCTTCGACCTCCCTACTGAACAGGATTGAAAGCTATCTTGAAGACCTTCTTGGTGAAGGTGAACAGCTTCATATCCCAGATTATGCGGATAAGATCGCTAAGAAGTTTAAGCTGGACATTGTTAGTACAGCGGGAACTTCAAGAGTGGTCTTTAAGAAGAAAGGCTCTAGAACTGTCCTTAAGACTGGTCACTATACTCACAATAGGGCTGAGTATGCGGCCTACAAGGCCCTAGAATGCTCTGTGTTGGGAGATCTCTTGGCTCCTTGTCTAGGAATAAGCAAAGGAGGGTTCGTTCTTGAAATGTCTTTTATTCCTAGGCCCATCCCTCTAGCAAAAGGTGAGTATTATTGGTTTAATTCCGAGTTTGCCAAGTTGAGAAATAAACTTGAGGATAACTTTTCGTTTATTAAGCAATACAATAAATACTCATGGGGCGCAGACTTTCATGAGGAGAACATGCGAGTAGAGCGCAATGGCAATATCAAGATCATTGATTATAGCCATCTGTTGGTTGACGTTTTCAACCGAAGAACGACAACCACGATTCCAAAAGCCATCCGCAG